AAGGCCGAGACCAGCGCCGCGATCAGCGCGATGGCCGTCTTCAAAATGGATGTGATATCTGTCATGTATCGTCCTCGCTTTCTCCGGGCTTGTCCCCGGTCACCACTTTGCTTATCTTGATCCCCGCCAGCACCAACGCCTCCACCCCACCGGCCCCGAGTGTGTACTGGATGAGGGTATCCGGCACCCCACCCTTGACCCAGTAGGTCACGATCATCACGGTGATAAACGCCAGCAGGAACAGCCCCAGGACGATGAGCACCCGATTGGCGGTGCGTTTTTTTCGGTGCGGGGCGCTCATACGATCCCCGCCTTTCCCGCCGCAATGCCCAGCAGGAGCAGGACGGCCCATTTCAGGATCTCAAACACGAGCTTTTCCCACTGTCTGCCCGGTTTCTTCTCGATGCCGTCTACCTTTGAGCCCAGCGCGGTCACATCGGTTTTGATCTCCTCCACGGCGTCGCCCTGCCGCTTCAGCTCCCCGGCCATCACCTTTACCGAGGTCGCCAGCTCATGCAGCGAGTCGAAATTCTTTTCCACCGCGTCCAGCCGGTGGGTGTTCGATTTGCTCCGGGCGTCCACCTCGGCCAGCTTCACAGCCAGTTCTTCGGGTGTCATATCATTTCACCTCACATTTTTCTTGGCCTTGTGTATGCTTTACAGCGTCAGCGTCCAGTTCTTGCCCGTCGCGATGGCCTTCTCCGCATCTGTCAGCTCCGACACACCAGGGTTTCCGGTCAGCGTCAGAGCTTTGCTGCTGGTGATTGTCGGCAGACTGTTGAACAGGTCCACCAGGGCTTTGTGACCGAGAGAACAGCCAGAAAGCGAAATGTCATATCCAGCCCAGCCGGTGACACCTGAGTCAAGAGTAATGGCTGCTAAACTGTAACAGTAGTTGAACATGTTGCTCATGCTCGTAACGCTGGAAGTGTCCAACTGCGGAATGGCGGTTAGGCTGTAGCAGCTGCCGAGCATGTTGCCCATATCCGTAATGCCGGAAGTGTCCAACTGCGGGATGGCTGTCAAGCTGTAACAGTTTCTGAACATGGAGAACATTCTTGTAGCACTTGAAGTGTCCAACTGTGGGATGGCTGTCAAGCTGTAACAGCACATGAACATGCTGTTCATATTCATAACGCTGGAAGTGTCCAGCTGTGGGATGGCGGTTAGGCTGTAACAGTTGGCGAACATGTTGAGCATGCCCTTAACGCCGGAAGTGTCCAACTGTGGGATGGTGGTCAAGCTGTAACAGTTGGCGAACATTTCGCTCATATTTGTAACACTGTTGTTTCCGAACCACAGGAAGTATCGCAAGTGTTTCAGACCACTACATTTTACCGATGTTCCGTTTGGGAGCTTGCACACGATTTCCACGATATTCCAATCGGAGAAATTGGCAGGAGACGCTTTCTTACTGTGCGTAGACGGCACCCACGTCAGAATATCCGCCCCGCTGACCTTGACCATGACCTGTTTCATGCCGTTGGAGGTCAGGTTTCCGAAGTTATCCGCAAACAGTTCTGCCTCATACTTCCCGCCGGAGGCCACGGAGACGGCGCTTTGTTGGACGAATTGCCCGTTCGTCACAGTGCCCAGTGCGACCGTATAACTCCCGGTACACGTCACTGTAAATGCCAGCAGAGAGGATACGCCGTCCGGGATGTGAAACAGCAGATACATCTCATTGTCCTGCGGCTCGGGCATTGGGAGCCAGTCTGTGGGACGTGTTGCGCTGTAGACCTCCACCGGGTCCAAAGGTTCCCCGGGGCTTGGTCCCGTCCGAATGGCCAGAATATTCTCCCGCATGGTCTGAAATGACGCGTCCTGCGCGGTATCTACTCCCTTGTCAGTGATGGCGGACGCGATCAGGGACTTCCCGTCACTGACAGATGTAAAAAGCTGGTTCATCTCCTCCGCCACAGCCTGCGCCACAGCGGCACAGGCTGCCTCTGTGTAGGCCTTATTCTGGAGCGCAGCCCCCTCCACCTGGGGCAGCGATGCTGTTTTATCCATGTTGTCACCTCATTTCAGGCGGGAGGGGGGTATGTTCATATCTCCCCTCCCTCTGGTCTCAGGAGCCGGCCTCGGTGCCGAACACCCGGTTGATCATGGCGTTGTAGTCGTCCTCGGTGGCAAACTCGATGCCGTCCAGCTTGTTCTTATGCTCGGTGGTGAAGTCCTCGGTGGACAGGCCCTTGCCGTCCTCCTTGGGTTGGTAGCCGGACAGGTCCACGAACCCGGCCAGCACATCGTACTTGTAGCTGGTCGCCTCCCCATCCGTCACGGCCACGATAGCCACGTTGGTACCGGCGGGATGCTTGCCGCCTGCACCTTCCACGAAGCTGTCGGTGGTGGTGAACTTGTCGGTGACGTTGTAGACAAAGCCAAGGTGAGCCTCGTCGGGGGTGGGCAGGGCAGTGAAGGCCACGCTGCCGCCGGCCTTGTAGGTACTGGCGACCTTGGCATTGATTGCCGTCTCCACCTGGCTGGCGGTCTGGTAGCCGCTGTCGTTGGTCAGGTCGGACACTGCGGTGGGCACGGTGATATCCACCGCCTTGTCCGTGACCTCCAGGGCGGTGCCGTTGACCTTGACCGCCGTGATCACGTTGGGCTCACCGCCGGCGGCGGCCAGGGCCTCAACCTGGCCGTTGGTCGCATCCAGCTTGTCCTTGAAGTCCTGGGCCAGCTTCTCCAGCAAGCCAAGCCCTGTTACCTTTTTGTTGGTTTTATCCATGACAGAGTCCTCCTAAAAATATATTGCGCCGGGGCAGATCCCCGCTTATGCCATTTTTCTCTCCCCCGCCGGGGGGCGGGGGAAGATCGTATCAGTGCGCCGGGGTATATCCCCGCTTACGCCCGTTCAAAGCTCTTCCGCTCCAGCTCGCGGAGCTCGTCCCACTCGTCCCGGGAAATGATTTCCAGCGCCCACTCCTCCGGGATGTTGATCTTCTTGGGGGCGTGCTCCGGGCGGAGCAGATGAAGCCTGTTGTGGTGGTAGCACTGGGCCAGCACCCGGGCCCAGTGCATTTTGCAGATATAGGTGACGCGCTGGTTTGGCGTCCCCGTGCGCTCGTAATTGTAAGCAGTACACCAGGCGCACCCGGAGTTGATGGGGCAGTCCAGGCAGCGCTGTTCGCTCTGGGACTGGCGGGTGATGGAACGCAGGGCGGCAAGCCGCTGGGCGTCGTCCTTTCGGTTGGCGATCCCCCAGGCCACGTCCCCGATGCGGTACAGGGGCTGCTTGTCCGCCGGGATGGACAGGGTGGAGTAGCGCATACAGGGCAGTACGGTCCCATCGATCTCAAAGGCCAGCATCCGCCCATCCCCGCCGCACCAGTTCTGGGTTTCGGTGTCGGGCAGGGGGTTCCCCGCCTCCCAGTCCAGAATGGAGATGTAGGTGTCCGTGCCGCTCTCCTGCACCATGTCGGACACCTCTTTGAGCTGGCGGTACAGCTCCCGGGCGTGGTCCACCGTCCAGCCTTCTTCGTACACGCAGTTGCAATTCACCGTGTCGCAGCCCTCCTCCAGCACCAGGTGGCGCACGGAGCTGGCAAACAGCTGGAGGTTGCCGGGGGCAATGGTGTACTTTGTGGTCCGCCTGCCGTCTGGGCCGGATACCTCCCGGAACATTTTGATGGCCCGGTCGTAGGACCCGCAGCCGTTGCAGTCCACCCGGCAGGCGTCGTGGGCGGCCTTGTCCCCGTCGATGGTGACGCCGATGGAGAGGCGCCCGGCGTACTTCTTCATAAACTGCCTTACCCGGGGATCGTCCCCCATGGTCCCGTTGGTGGAAATGTTGATCATGTACCGGGTTTTCCATCGGTGGTCCAGCTCAATGGCCTGGGTCAGAAAATACTCCACAGTCTGGTCGATCAGGTCAATTTCGAGGAAGGGTTCACCCCCGATGAACTCAATGATCAGGCCGTTGGCCTCGGTGTCGTTGACCAGTTCGGAGTTTTTCGCGTCTTCGGCAAAGAGCAGGTCAACGCACCGTTTGGCTGTCTCCGGCGACATTTTCCCCTCGCCCTTGTGTGTCTCGTAGCAGTAAGAGCAGCGGAGATTGCACTGGTGGGTGACGATGAACGTGACCGTTTTAATGCGCTTTCCGGGGTAATACTGCGGATACGTGTTTTGGAACTGTCTGGCGCTCCGGCGGTCGTTATTCATTGGGCACCTCCACGTGCAGCTCCCCGGTCTGGAAGTCCACCCACCAGCGCTTGAACCGGGGGAACCGGGGCGCGTACTCCGCCCACATCTCGTTTTTTGCCATCTGATACTCGGCAAAGGTTTCCTGGAACTCGCAGCGGATCTCCATGCGCTTCTCCAGAGGCACCCCCGCGTTGAGCGCGTGGGTGTGCAGGACTTGCAGGCCTGCAATCTCGTAGTCCAGCCGCTGGAGGTAGTTCACCGTCTCGTCGGGGAGGCGGATAATCGTCTCGTTCATAGTCATGCCCTCCATCAGCGCGCCCGCTCCCGCACCCGGAGCAGGAACCGGCTGGCTTCGGCGAAGGTTTCCTCCTCCGCGCTCTTCAAAAATTCAGCCAGGGCGGAAATGTCCTCCCGGTAGGCGGCGGTGTCCTTCTGCCCTGCCAGAGCGTCCAGAGCGGCGCGGGCCATGGCCAGGGCCAGCGGTTTAGACACGTCCCCCTCCAGGGCGGCATCCTTGACCGCGCCGGCCTTCTCCGGGTCCCGCTCCCAGTCCGCGCACAGCTCCCGCAGGCGCTCCAGGGCCTCCGCGTCTGCCTTGTCCAGCAGATTCACGCCAGGTACATCCAGGGCCAGCACGGCCTTGACCATGATCTCGTCCCCAAAGCCCAGCTTGTTCTTGGCGTTGTCCGCGTAGATTTCCAGCAGCTTTGCCTTCTCGTCCTCGGTGTAAGCCTGCTTTTTCCCAATGACGGCCTCCAGGGCCGTCATATAGTCGTTTTTGCTGTAGATTGTATCCAAAATGTTCCCTTTCATGTTATAATCACTCCAAATCATGTATTTGACATTCCCGTTGTACACCCGCCTGTGCATATGGACGCGCAGGCACTGCCGGCCGCCATGTCGCATCTTGCGGCGCAGCCTTTATCGCAGCCAACTCCGCACCCGGTGCATACATCTTTACAGCCTTCTTGGCAGCCTGTAGAACAATTATTTCCGCACATAAAAGCGCACGCTTCGCATCCCGTGTCGCAAGCACCGGAGCACCCGTTGGGACACCCGGAGCCGCACCCCGAGCACCCCGTGGCGCACCCGGAGCCGCAGTCGCTGCATCCGTCACACCCGTCGCACCCCGTGGCGCAGCCGCTGCCGCACCCGGAGCACCCATCGCACCCCGAGCACCCCGTGGCGCACCCCGTGTAGCAGGTTCCGGTGCAGCCGGATTTACAGTCGCTGCCGCTTTGGTCGGTCATGGAGCGGGCGGACCATGCGATGGCCCGGGTCTCCAGGTTGGCAAGCTCGGACTCCTTAATGACGGTCCCGGAGCTTGCCGGTACCAGGTCGCTGTTTACCGCCCGCATAGGCGTGACCAGCTTGTCCCGGTGTTCGGCGCGGACGGTTTTCCCCGCTGCCGGCGCCACGGTATAGTCGTAGGTGCTTCCGCCGTAGCCCGCCACGCTGCCAGACTGGTTTCTCCGCTGCATCTCGGCCTTAACCTTGGCCTTCAGTGCCACAAACCTGTTCGCTTTTACCACACTCATCTATCCTCACCCCTTTCTTATGTGTAGGCCACCGGCACGGCCACCCATGCCGATCCGTTCCAGTATTTCAGCCCGCCTCCGCTGGTGTCGATCCAAAATTGGGTCCTGTCCCCGGGGGCGCTGGTGCCCGCGTGGAACGGACTCCACGCGGACGCCTTTGCCCCCGCCTGTGCGGCGGTGTGCGTATGATTGGCCGCCGCTGCCCCCACCTGTGCAGCCGTGTGGGTGTGTCCTGCGGCAGCCGCCCCCACCTCAGCGGCGGTGTATTTGGGCTTGGAGGCCGCCTTTGCCCAGGCCGGCACGTCGCTGGCGGGCAGGGACGCAGGGAAGTCCGTGATCTGGGCCCTGGTGTGGGTGTGGACAGCGGGAGCCGCCCCCACATCAGCGGGGGTCAACGCAATATCCCCGCTCAAAGGCTTGTTGTTGATCTTCCGGGCGACCGGCACGGCCCCCACCTCGGCGGCGGTATAGGCCGGTTTCTGTGCCGCCGCCAGCTTCCCGGCGGCGTCCAGGGTGGCCCCGCCACCCGGTTTGCCCTGGGCCGCTGTACTGCTGCTGATGGCTCTTTCCACACTGGTCATCCGGGTCTCCAGGGCGCTGATTGCCTCCCGCAGCTTCAGTCCTGCGGCCCCCAGCACGTTTGCAAAGCCTCTCATTCACTCACCTTCTCCATCATCTGATCGTAGTCCTCGTCTGTTGCCATGTTCACGCTCATGGTGCCATCCTCGGCTACCAGCAGTCCCGCGCCGGGTTTGACGGCGCCCGCCGTGTCCGCCGTGGCAAGGGGCATCTGGGACACAGTGCCAGTGTTCTCGTAGGAGAAAATGACCCCGGAGCTATCCCGCAGCAGAGTGAGGGCCGCCGGGATATCCGCCGTCGGCGGGGACACAGCCCGGAAGCGCACCGCACCGTCTACCGTCTCCGGCGTGGGGTCCAGCCCGCAGGCCGCCGCACTCTCCTCCCCGGTGTGGAGGACGGCCACCAGGGGGATCATCCGGGGCGTGACCCCATCCACCGCCACGTCCCGGCGGTATCGGTACAGGTCCTGTGTCTCCGCCACCCAGCCTGTCCTGGGGATGGTGATGTCCAGGGCACGGATGGCAAATTCTTTCGCCATGACCTCCAGGTCGTGGTAGGTGGCGATGCCCACCGGCACGTCCACGTCCACGTGTACGTCGTCGGAGATCACCAGAACCAAAGGGAAGCTGAAAACGCTGGGTGAGAATGCCGGGGTGTACGCGGGGACCGGCTGGCGGTAGTCTCCCAGGGTGCCGTAGAGCAGGTCTATTTCCTGCCCGTTCTCTGGGTTTTCCACGTAGACCATGAACTCGGACAGCAGGAACATTTTCGTCACGTCCTGGTGTTCCTTGTTTGCGTAGCGGATGGTGAGAAACAGCCGGTCCGCCTCGTGCCTCCGCTCGGCAACCGTGCCGTTGGAGACAAAACGCAGCAGCTCATGTACGTCCGCCGGGTTCACGTCCGGGTCAATTTTCCCGCTGCCGAAGGCTACACGGGTGATCTTGCACGGCTTTTCCAGGTCCATACATGCCGCCATCACCGCCCGCCCGTGGGTAGTGACCTTGTAGCTGTATTCCATTGCAGGTGTGTCGTTTTCCATTGGATTTATCCCTCCTCAGTGGGAAAAATAGGCGGTGCGATCATCACAAAGGAGCCGCCGGTGCGCAGGATGCTCACCCGGTTGGGTGCCGCCACATCCTCCGGCACGGGCAGTTTTGTACGCGTCCCCATGGCCTCTGCCGGGTAGAGCGCGGAGCGGAAGTCAAACTCGTCCCGGCCTTCGGGTACACCCACGTTGGTGTTGGCGCCCATGGCCTCCGCCGGGTGCAGGGCGGACCGGAAGTCGAACTCGTCCCGGGCTTCGTGGATGCCGATGTGGATGTTGGCGCTTATTCCGGGCCTCAGCCCCAATACGGCGGGCTTGTTCGCCTCCATGGTGTACTCGATGACATCCAGGTGAGAGCGCAGGGACTTGTAGAAGTACACCCGCTCCATGACACCAATGGGCTTGGTCTCATTGCACATCTCGTTTGACAGGTCCACCAGGATTTTGAAGTGGTATGGCCTGCCGCCCTCGTACTCGAACCATTCCCTCACGTTGGCCACCGGATAGATGGCCCGGATAGCCGTCTCTACCGCCGCACGGGTGCCCAGGTGCTTGTGGACGAACCAACTGTCTTTCAGGGTGCGCCGCTTTTCCTCCACCGTGTAGTCCGGGTTCCACCAGTCCACCTTGAAGTCGTAGGCCAGCAGGTCCAGAAGCGGAGCGTCCATGCGGTCAATGGCAGCATAAAGCCGCACCAGGTCGATTTCTCCCAGCCGGTTTACCAGTTCCTCCGCTGTGATCTCCGCCTGGACCAGCACCCTGTTGTCCTTGTCCAGCGCCAGTGGGAACGCGCCTAGAAGGTTTTTCTTCGTCAGACCGTGGATGGTTTCGTGATCCGATTCACTCATCCTCGTACCCTCCGTTGATGATGCTCACGCTACCCAGCGCCGCCGTCTGCGGCACGGTCTTATCCCCACCGTTGCGCAGCACAATAAATTCCGGCGCGGTCAGCGCCACCCGCTTGATGCCGGTCCCCATCAGCATATCAATCAGCCGTGATGGGTTGATATCCCGCCCCAGCTTCTCACTCTGCCACTGGTTGTAACGCTCCACGGCGGCGTTGACCTCCGCCCGGATGGCCGCCGCGCTTTTCCCTGTCCCATTTTTTGTGTAATAGGTAAACGCCACATCATAGGTCACAACTTCCGGGTCCTCCACCGACACCAGGTCGGTCAGAGGGCGTATTTCATCGGCATTGCAGGCCGCCATTACCTGCCGTTTGATCTCCTCACCGGCGATGCTGCCGTCGCGCATAAGCACGTAGAGCTTGACCACCCCCGGTGTGGGCGAGTTGGCGATCACGTCCGCGATCTCGGTGCTCACCTGCTTGGCCCAAAACTCATACCCGCCCCGGGCACCGGCGCAGCTGTAGCCGTCCATGCTGGCGCGGAGGAGCTGGTAGAACGTCTCATCGTCCGCCTCGTCCGCACCACCGTCGGTGGCGGTGATATTGGCACAGCGGGCATAGTAGTCGTACACATCCACCGGCGTGTTGATCTGCCCCACAGCCCAGCCGTTCCCGGCCAGGCCCGGAGTCTGGCAGTACACCCGCACATCGGCATATTCCTGCCCGATGTCCACATAGGCGTCCTCTCTGGTTTCCCAGAACAGGGTCTTGTTCCGGTCGGTCACCCGCGTCCCGGCGGGGATGAGGACGGCGCTCTTCTGCGGCTCGGAGACGGTAAAGCGTATGATACACTCCGCCTCTTTCGGTCCCGGCCTGCCCTGAAGCCGGAACAGCTCCGCCAAGGCATCCAGGTTCGCCCCCTCCGCCCGGGAGGGGATATTCTGGTTCCCGGCGTAGTTGGTCAGCACCCGTTCGTGGATGATAATCTCTTTTACCCAGCTGATGAACAGCATTTCCGGGCTGGCGGGGCGCACCGTCTCGCCGGTCAGCTCCTCAAATTTCCCGATAAGCCGTGCGACGATCTGCGCGGGGTCCGTTGGGATAAATTGATATTCCGGGTTTTGGCTCATGGGTTTTCATCTCCCTTGATCTCGATTTCCACGGTGGGGACCAGTGCGCCGGGCTTCAGCGGGTCCTCGGACAGCGACATATCCACAAAAGACGCCCGCGGTTCCCAGCGTTCGATGGCCTCCTTCACCTCGGGGAGCATCAGAACCTTGGCAATGGGCATGGGCCGGTCCAGATAGCTCCAGTCCAGCCCGAACTCCCTGTACTGCGGTACGCTGCCCTTTGGCGTGGACAAAATCACCGCGACATTTTGTAGCACCGAATTGACCGTGTCTGGTTCGGCAAACCGGATGTTTTTCAGATCCGTTGCCCTGACTGTATAACTCATCAAATCACCCCGGTAAGTACTCCTGTAATGACACCGACACCGCCGCCGTATGCAGATTTCCCCGCGCGTCAAAGAATTTAGATTTCACCTGGAGATTTGTGATGGTCCATCGGAACTTCCCGTATATCTGATTCCCCAGCACAAAAGGCACCGCCGCGCCCATCTGTTTCATGGCGGCCAGGTGGTTGATCTCCAACGCCGGGTTCACCCCCAACTGCGCGGTCAGGGTCATGTCGAAGGTAAGCTTGTCCGGGTCCAGCCCCACAAACTCGGTCAGCGCACTGCTCCCGTGCCGCTGGTGGACGGCATACCGGGCTGAGCCGGACCACGCCAGATTGTCCACAGTGCGCACCATGGAATCCGAGACTGTAAAAATCACGCTGCCCAGACAGCCCACAATCGCCATACGCGCCCGCTCCCTTCCGTTATTGGTCCGTCCACTGCTTCAGATCGGACAGCGCCCCGGTTTCCCCCAGGATGTAACCGTCTCCATCATCAATCGGGATGTAGAGAGTCAGCACCACGGCGTTGACCTTGGGCATCCAGGGCTTGATCTTCAGCTTCCCGCCGTCCTCGGTCTGCTGGGGCCCCTCATAGTCGGGGATATAGGGCCGCGATGCCAGCACATACAGCTCCCCGGACTCATAGCCGGAGTCCTGAAACTTCACCCGCGCCGTGCGCTTGTCGTTGTCCACGAAGGTCACAGTGCCTATGCGCACCATATTTTTCAACGCGGTTTTGACATCCTCGCCCATCAGTATCCCTCCAATACCCGACACAATTTGATCTGCACGGTATACCCGCCGGTGCCGGTCACCGTATGCTTGGCCTGGGTGATGATATACTTTCCGTCCCAGCCGCCCCAGCCTTTGAGCCTCACGTTCACACCGGCCACCAGGTTGGGATTCCCCGGCAGGGAGAAGCTGGCGGTCTTGGAATAGCGGTTGTGCAGCCGCAGGTGCTTCTCCGCCAGTTTCTTGGCCTCGTCCTTGTCCTTGACCTTCGCGGTGATCTCCAGGCGCTGGTTGTTCTTGGCGCTGGCGTTATAGTCCTCGATCCTGGATATGCCCTCAATGCACTTGCCCGTGGCCGGGTCCACATAGCTGACGCGGCATGAGGTATACTGCGTATCCGCCGAACCCACGTCCAGCTTATATTTGGTGTAGGCCCCGCCGCCGCGCCGGATGGTGAACACCTCGCCTTTGGCCTCATACTCTGCCTGGTCGTAGAACACCAGAATGTGATTGGTGGCCTTGAGAGAGATGCCCGCATCGTGACACAGGCGGGACAGAAACACGACGTCACTGGTCTTGACCTGCTCCACCCTGGCGTAAAAGGGGTTGCTGGCCGACTCGTACATACAGAGCATACCGTTGGCCCCGGCGATCTCATTGGCGATTCCGGACAGGGTATAATTCTCCCACGCTTTGCTTTTCAGCGTCTGCCGTACCTGGGCGGTGAATGGGAGAGCGGTGCCGCGGATGGTAATGGCAGCCGGCGGCCCGGAGGCCGCCACGCTGTCCAGTTCAAACTCCCCGCAGGGCAGCACCACATCACCGCCCCCGCCGTGCCAGTTCTCCCGGACGATCACCGCGTCCATGGCCAGTTTTGCGGCGGAGGCGGCCTCGATGGCCTCGTTGAGCCAGTCCTGCATCCAGATGGAATCTCGGTCCTGGAGCTGGATCTGGAGGTCATCGGGCTTGTCCTCGTTGTCCGTGTAGGTCACACCCAGCAGATAGGGGCGGATGGAGCTGGTGATGTCCGTGCCTGCAAAGGCGATCTCCACCGCTGTGCGGCGGGCTAAAATGGGGCTGCTCATTTACGCCCTACCTTCTTCCACGGCGGCAGCGAACTGCTGATATCTTTGGGGATTTCCGGGAGTATCAGCACGATCCCGGCGGGAAAGGTGAAGTATTTGCGGTACTGAAGGTTTGCCATCATCAGCTTATCCTTGTGGTTTGTACTGCCCAGCTGGGTGTAAGCAATGGCGTCCCACATATCGCCCTGAACTGTGGTGTAGGTTTTCATTACCACCGCTCCCTCCTGGCGTCTGCACTGATTTCCTCAAAGACCTCCCGGACACGCTCTTTGAACTCGCCCTGCTCAACATACTCCCGCAGGCTGTCCACCACTTCAGGCGCAGCGCTGCCCTCAATATGGAAATGCACATCCACCGTGATAGGGGAACCTCCCACCGCCACAGGTGCGGACGCGTCAATTGCCATAGCTGCTGCCTGACTGGCCTCCGATGCATTTACATAAGATGTATAATCTCCCCTGCGCACCACGTTGTAGGCTCCGCCGTTGTAAACAGCACCGCTGAAATTTGCGTAGGCATTGTTGATAACCTCCAAGGCATCCGGAGCATCGTCCGTCCCGTTGGCGTAAGCGGCGATCTTATTCCGATAGACGTTCAACAGGGCAAATTCG